ATGGAAACTTTCCAACAATACCGCCATCATTATTAGTATTAACGGTTGCAAAATATGCATAAACTCCTTCTGGAAAATCCTTAGTTTTTCCAAATCTTCCATTATATTGATCCAAATCTCCACTATTGGTAAACTCATAATCTTCTACAAAATAACCAAAAGGAAAACTTGAAGTAGATGGACGATTTTCAATATTTGCTTGAGAATACCCAGGTTCTAATTTTTTAACGAGTCTAGTTTCATTGGGATCCGAATAACCATAAGATCCATAAATTGGATTTCCATCATATGCCCATCCAATAATATTGGAGTGAGTTGTAGTTCCTCCACTATCTTTAATATTATTTTTTATATTTCCAGAGTAACCAATAACAGCATATTCTAAATTATTATCAGTTTCAACTAGTATTTCCGTAGCTGGGTCTCTATAATTTCCCTTTTGAATTCCATACTTATATGAATTATTCAGAGTTAAAGACCTTACATTAGACTCAAACACTGCATTTTTGCCTGCAGAAATAGCACGAACTACTGTATCTGTGCTACTATATCCTGCTCCTGGATTAACAACAATAACATCTACTATTTTATTATCAGAAATTATTGGTCTAAGATTTGCTCCAATACCACTACCAGATACAACTAAATCTGGTGTAGAATAGTAATCTTGCCCACCATATAATACTGATACATCAACTATTCTACCATTTTCAATCAATGGTTTAAATTGTGATTCTTTTCCATTCTTTACAACAACTTGAGGTCTCTGATGTGTATTTAAGATCAAAGATCCATAATCAGATCCTTTCTCATAAGTATAAACTTGGTCAATATTTCCTCTAATTATTGGAGTTGCAACAATAGATCCTCTGACTTGAGTACTTCCCAATCCAACAGATGTATATTCAACTGATAACACAATGTCGGGATAATTAAAAATTTGATATCCAGATCCAGTTGTTGAAAACTTTACATAATTTTTTCTTTCATAATTGGAAGTATCTTTCCCGTTAATTCCAGCATAACAAAGTCTAAACTTGTTAGAATCTAATTTTAATACTTGATACCTTGCTGAAGTTGATAGTCCAGATATAGAAGTAGTTTCATAACCGTAAGTTACAATCTCTCCATTTGAAAATCCATGATTTTCAAATTCTACCGTATGGTTATAAGTAGATATTCCAATTGGTTTTACTCTTAACTTTCTATTTGTGTACCCATTTCCACTATTGATTACTTTTATTTCAGATAATTTATTCTTTACCTCAGTTTTAAACTTTTGAATTCCAACATTTCCAATTGTGGTAAATCCAACAGTATTAATACCCGCAGAATAATCTGATAAACTTTGGTAAATTTCAATAGTTCTATCACTAATTATTTTAGAATAATAAGTTGCACCATTTATAAGTGTTTTGGATTGATCCAAGTTTGATCCGCCAAAAGTTCCAATTCCTATTGGACTGAAGTTATTGCTATTATAAACAATAGATTGACCATTTATTAGATTGTGATTTTTTGTGAATGCAATTCTTTCATTGACAAAATCTAGACCACCACCATTAGAAAGAGGTCTAGCATCAAATTCAATTTCTCTAACGTATTTTTCTATAATTGGTTGGAAACTTGCACCAGAACCATTACCTCCAGTAAGTGCTACAGAAACAACAACATCTACATCAAAGTCTTGAGGATCTACAAATATTTTTTCAATAGACCCTTTAACTACAGGTTGTATAAGAGCATTGCCAGTTGATAAACTTAATGATGGTGGATTTATAACATCATATCCAATTCCACCATTGAGTACATTAACATTATCTAAAGGACCATAGTAAATTTTATCTTGAGTTTTATAATTGTATATTTCAACACCATTTTTTAATAAACCAATAGGACCTGGAACAGTTTCATATATTTTATTATCACCAATTGTCTGATTTAACTTAAATTTTCTAAGAAGTTTTTGTGGAGAAATTGTCTTAGATCTTTGAGAATATAATACAAACCTATGAATTCCCGATACGATTCCATTTGAGAATTGTCCAAAAGTGACATAATCATTGGATCCAATAGTAGAGTTGCTCAGATATAACCTAATTCTTGTATTATTAATGTTCGAATCCGAATTGCTTAATACCTCAACATAGTAAGGTCCTTCTACTAAACCTTCTATGGTATTTGTATTTTGGGTATAATAGTATACTTTGTCTCCAGTTATGAATGAAACAGGATTTTGTACTCCGAAAGAAATTTGACTATAAGATCCGTTGTTTTCTTCTTCTAAACTAGATAAAGTATATTCAAAAACATTAGTTTGTATTGGATATGTTGGAATAGAATTGGAAGCAACATACAAACTGTCAGAATTTTCATCATAAACATTTTGTACATCAGAAGTTATTTTATTATTTCCAAACTGAATTGGTACAATTGTAGATGATGCTTTTTTAACTTTTCTTCTAATATCGTAGTTTACATTAGGATTTAAAGAAGAAGTACTTACATCAACTGTTATTTCATTTCCAGAAATTGATATGACATTCAAATTTCCAAAACCAGAAATTACAGTTTCACTATTTCGCTGTAAAACTTCAATTGAATCTCCAACTGCCAAACTTGTGATGTCTATAGAAGATTTTGTTGTAAGAGTACTAGAAACAAAAGAATCTATTTGGTATCTAGAACTAGTATTATAAATCCATGTATTTGCAAAAATTTGATTTATTTCCCCACCTTTGGATATAATTTTTCCAAGATTTTGTGGATATATCTCTTCTCCCTCTAAGAAATTATATGAATTTGAATTTATAACTACATTAGATAAAACTCCAGTAATTATAAACTCTACCTTTTTAGTTGTGTCTCCATCTTCATATCCATAATAAGTATCATTAGATATAATTTTAGAAGTTTTGCTAATATTAATTGATTGATTGGAGTTTATATAGCATCCTAAAAATTGATTAATAGTTTTTTCGGAATAAAATATTTCATTGCCATTATAAAAAATACTTCCAGATTCTGCAAATCCTACTGTAGAATCTACAGTAATTATTGTACCAATATTATTTAAAGTAACATCTTCAACTACTTTAGTATTTGGTGTTATAGAAAAAGTACCGGTAATATTTGGATAAGTATCATCATATCCAATAAAAAAGTTTAGTTTATAATATGTCTTTCCCTTTCTAGTGATTGTTTCTACTTCAGAGACTGATGCAGTAGTATTTTCATCAGTAGATTTTTTAATTGTCTGCCCAGACAATTTAGTAGGATCACCAGAAATTAAATCAACTATGGCAACATTTCTTCTTATAAATTTGGCATCGGATGGTTTAATTAAAAATTGCTCCAAGTCTAGTACAGTTGGAGTTTCGCCAAACAAAACATTGAATAAAATTCTGAAGGATTCTGCAGTTCCTTTTGATTCGTAAAGAGTTCTTGCCTCTTTTATAAAATTTCCAACATTTAAATTTGAAGTAAAATCTACACCTTGAAGACCTGGTGTTAAACTAAATTTAATTTTTTTATAAAATTCCTGTAAAAATAATGAACTAAGATTTTCAATAACCGTACCTGCGGAGTGAGATGCAGCCGAAGATTCGGTAAAAACTAATTCTTGATATTGTAAATCTTTATGGTAATTTGTAATACCACTAAAACCACGAACACATCCAGTGAATGTATTTGTTGTAATTCCAGTATATGTAATTATTTCATCATCAATTTTTAACAGTCCATAAGAGGAAGGAAATCCTTTAGTTGATGTGACAGTAACAATTCCAGAAGATGCGGAAATATGAGTTGTTAATCCTGTAGATCCTACAATAACTTCAGGAATAAGACTATCGAGGTTTATATATTGATCCAAATTCTCAGCAATATCTACCGGACCACCTTGATACTCTTGAGAAATATAATACTGCTTTAAAAATTCAGATGCTTTTGGATTTTCATCTAAAACAAATTCTGGTAATTGACTATCAATTATTTGCTGTACTTTTACTCTTGACTCGAAACCATTTTGTACCATATTATGACCTCGTTAAACTCCCGTTCGAATAACTTGAGCGATAAGAATTTTTTGTAAAGACAATACCAGAAGTGTCCTCACCAGATGCAATAGTATCCTTTACCATATTTATTTGACTTTTTGAAATGTCAAAAGAGACATAAAGATCTTTCAGTCCAACAACATCATTTGATTCGGGATATGCTTGTATTTCAATGATATCATTTTTAAGAGAAGTTGATGTAATGGTAACTGTGTTAATAATTATTTCTCCAGTTTCATAATTAACTACTCCAGCAGATTGTACAATAACAAATGGTTGTAAGGAAACATTAGATTGTGTTTCTATACTTGTATTGGTTATTGGTTTTACAATTGCAATAACACCAGTTTTACCATCAGAGTTTGGAACATCGCTGAAATAAACAACATCTGGTTCATGTTGTATTCTAAATCCTGATGATTTTATATTATATCCGTATTGATTTACGTGGAATTGATTGCCAAAACAAATTTCATATTGTGCTTGTTGATTTATTAGTGCTTTTAAATCTCTTCTTATTCTCACTCTAGTAATATTTGATGTGATAGCATTATCTGTACCGTCTATAACTTGTAAGACTTTACTATATTTAAATCTTCCACCAAATTTATTTAAATTAACAGATTGTGAATACTTCGTCAGAGATGTATTTATTTTTGTTTTTAAATCGGAAGAACTTGCAATTTGACTTTCATTATAATAAATGTAAGATTCAATTTCAACATAAAGAATCTTGAGATCTATAATTTTTGCATTTATTCCAGAAACACTATATTGTTTCAATTTTGAAAGTATGTTATCTTTATCAAAATCAGAAACAAACGTACCATTCTTTGGTTTAATGCTAATTAAAACAGTTCCAAATTGGGGAGGTGATAACTCTTCTCCACCAATCACAGAAATGGACTCTGCATTTCCATATATTTTGGATTTTATGATCGTTTCATAATCACTTGCAGTTACTGCTCTATACTGTGAGGCATATAACCTTGGAGCAAAATAACGAATAGAATCTATAGTTTCAATTTCAGAACCATTCTGGGATCTTTGATTTGTTGTAACTGTGATTGTGTTTTGTGGAATTACATTCCTATCATCAGAATCTCTTAAAGATCCTGCAAAAGTGAATGTTTCTACACCATTACCATCTTTTCCA